GACTGGCCCGCCGGCATGTGCGACTTGCTGATCAAGCGGGGGCTTATCGAAGAGGTCGAGACGGCCGAGGCTCCGCAGCCGGCGGTCGAGCGGGCTGAGGTGGCGTCAAGGCAGACACCCAAGAAGAGGCGGTAAATGGACACGATTGTCTTCGGCACCCCGCAGAAGCCGACGGCGACGATCACGCCGTTCCGCAGCCTCGTCCGCATCACCCAGCCGGATGTCGAGCCCGTGAGCCTCTCGCTCGCGAAGACGCAGTGCCGCGTGGACGGCGAGCACGACGATCTCTACATCCAATCACTGATCGCCGTCGCTCGCCAGTATGTCGAGGACATCCTCGACATCACGATCTGCTCGACCGTCTGGGAGGTCAGGTATGACCTGTTTCCGGTCTGGGCGATCGTCCTGCCGCGTCTGCCGCTGCGGCCTGAGCCGATCACGGTCACCTACCGCAACGGCGACGGCACCTACGGCACGATCACGAGCGCGGCGAACGATTTCCAGGTCGACGCCAACGTCCTGCCGGGCCGCATCTACCCGCAGTGGGCCAGGGCGTGGCCGCCGACCCGCGGCGACGAGAACTCAGTGGTCGTGCGGTACACGGCGGGATACGGCGACGACGGGCAGGCGGCGCCCCCCGTGGTCAAGCACCTGATCCTCATGCTCGTGGCGCACTGGTACGACACGCGGCAGCCGGCGGTCATGGGGAACATCACCTCGGTGCCGCATTCGTTCGAGACGCTTCTGGCTGCGGCCAGCATGGGGGTGTACCGATGAGCGTGAAGGCCAGGATCGACGTGGACGCCGTCTACCACTCGTCCACCGACGTGTCGTTTCAGATCGGCAGCCTCGCGGAGCATCTGGCTCCGAGCCTGACGAGTGCCAGCACCGTGTCGGGCTCCGTCGGCACGGCGGCCGTCCAGATCGTCGGCACGACGCCGCTTTCGACGTTGGTCGTCAAGAACACCGGCACCGGCGTGCTCCGGCTGGCGGGCAGTGTCGACGTGTCGGCGGGGAGGGTGGCTGTGCTGCCCGTGACGGCAACGATCACCGTGTCTGCGCCGGCCGGCACCGGCTCCTACACCGCCCTCTGGATGGGGTAGCGGCATGATCATCAGCGGCCTCATGCGGGAGCGGGTGACGATCCAGAAGCCCGTGGAGCAGCAGAGCGCGTTCGGCGAGGCGTCCGTCACCTGGGAGGACATGGGGACGGTCTGGGCCAGCGTCACGGGGCTCTCGTCTCGCGAGGTGCTCCAAGCCCAGCAGGCCAACGCGATCATCACCCACAAGATTCGGATTCGGGCGTTCCCCGGCCTGACGCACCAGCACCGGCTCCTCTGGCGAGGGCGGCAGCTAGAGATCGCGAGCGTGCAGGAGCGCGAGGTGCGGACGATCCACGAAATCATGGCCCGCGAGGTGGCCTGATGATCAAGCAGAGCAACCCGACACCCAGGTACGTCGCGGGCGAGTCGTCGCTCGAGAAGACGAAGGGGTTCGTCTCCATCCAGACGGCCGGCGTCCGCGAGATGGCGGCAGAGCTTGAGCGCCGCGCCGGCCTCGCGGCTCCGAAGATGCTGATGGACGCCGTGGTCAAGGCGTCGAAGCCGATCGCGGATATGTACAAGTCCGGTGCCCGCCAGATCATGGCGACCGGAAATCTGGCCGACTCGGTGAAGACGTTCCGCCGCGAGTACCAGCGGGCCGCCGTGGCGGTCACGGGCCCGCTCCAGACGGGCCCCGTCGGCTCGACGGACGCGGCGGTTTCGGGGAATCACGCCTGGCTGGTCGAGTTCGGATCAGGCCGCCGCAGCCCCGGCACGCAGAATCGCCGCACCTACGTCAACGTCCACCAAATGATCAACGGCCGGATGCGAAAGCATTCGTCGGCCAATGACGAGCAGTTTGCCCGCATGGGGAAGGGTTTCTACTTCCTCATGGGCAGCCTCTATGAGCCCAGCCGCCAGGGCCGCGGCAAGCCGGGGTATTCCCGCGACTTCATGCTCGGAAAAGACGGAAAGAGCGGCCGACAGCATCCGATCACGCTGCACCCCGGCGAGACGATCGCCCCCATGCCGGCGCACCACCTCATGGAAAAGACGATCCAGGCCACGGCTGGCGAGGTGCAGTCTCGGCTTGCGGCGGCCATCCAAGCCCAAATTATGAAGACATGATCCTCTCCCCAGAAAAGCACGTCTACCAGAGGCTCGTGACGACCCCGACCGTCGCGAGGCTCATCGGCTTCCAGGTCTACCCGATCGCGGTGCCCAAGAGCGCCGTCCTGCCGTTCTGCGTCTACAAGCGGGCGAACATCAGCCGCGAGTCGGCGCTCGCCGGCCCTCTGTACGTCCCCGTCGTCGGGCTTCAGGTAGCCTCCTGGGCCACATATTACGACGACGCCCGCGAGCTGGCCGACGCCGTTCGCATCGCCTTGGATGGCCGCATCGGCACCCTCTCGGGCGTTACAATAAGTGATATACGGCTCGTTTCGGAGACGGACGACTTCCTCGATCCGACGGCCGTGGGGGCCCAGCTCCCGCCCGCATACGAGGTTCGACAGCTTTACCAGATTCGGTGGTCAGAGGCTACCGAATAATACTCCAGCGAAAGGACTCGCAGCATGGCCGGTGTCGCAGCGATGGGGGTGACGTTCACCTACGCAGGGCAGAGCGTCACGATCACGAGCTTCAATGTCAACGATCAGGTCGACAACGCCGACGGCTCGCACCTGGGCATCCCCACGGGCGGTCGCCGTGAGTACGTCCCGACGTTCGTCCAGCGGGAAATCTCCTGCGACTACATCGCCACGACGAACATCACGACCCAGACCGGCGCAATCAGCATCTCAGGGCCCGTCATCTATACGGGCAACGGCACGCTCCAGTCGAGCACCGTCGGGGGCACGGTCGGCGACCTCATCAAGGGCTCGGCGACCTGGCGGGTCGCCTAGTTTTCTGAGGAGGCGTGAAGTATGGCCGGCGTCACCGCGCATGGCGCCAGCTTTAGCTTCAACGGGTACACCGGCGCCGTCGTCGGCCTCGCCGTCGAGTCCCCTGTCGCGGAGACAGTGGACATGACCGGAGTCGGCGACGGCGTCGGCGTCATTAATCTCGTCCCCACCGGCGACTGGTCGGGCGGCGGCATGACGGTCGACGTGATCAGCAACCGAGACCCGCAGTCTCTTGTGCGAAGGACGGGCTACGCCAGCTTCTCGTCGCAGGGATTCTCGGTATCGCGTCTAGTCATTCTCGAGTCCGCGAGCGTCGAGGCAAAAGCCGGCGACGTTGTGCGAGCCCGCCTCAAGTTTCGCATCACCGACTACGTCGGAGCCTAGTACGCACTGCGGCAGGATGCCGCTCCACACAGCTTTGGGAGCAATAGCACATGGCACTTGACCGCAAGAGCATCCTGGCCGCCGACGACGTTCGCAAGGAGAAGGTCTCCGTCCCTGAGTGGGGCGGCGACGTGTATCTCCGCGTCCTCTCCGGCACCGACCGAGATCGGTTCGAGGAGTCCTACGCCGACCAGAAGATGAAGGCGTTCCGACTCCGCTTCCTGCTCCTGGCCCTCTGCGACGAGAAGGGGGAGCGCCTCTTCTCTGACGACGAGGCCGACGTGCTGGGGCGGAAGTCGAGCGTCGTCATCAACCGCCTCTTCGAGGCCGGCTGGAAGATCAACGCCTTCACGCAGGAGGCAGTGGATGCCTTGGGGGAAGATTCGCCGTCCGACCCGAGCGACGCTTCTACTTCCGCCTAGCGGCCACGCTGGGGATGAGTGTCCGAAGGTTGCTCGAGGAGGTCGACAGCAAGGAGCTGGCCGAGTGGTATGCGTTCGATCAGCGGTGGCCGCTGACGGACTCGTGGTGGCAGACGGCGAGGATATGTCGAACCATCATGGCCGCGAGCGGCAACTACAAGAAGCATGACATCCCCGAGGAGTCGGCCTTCATCCCGATGCTGGTAAAGCCTGAGCAGACCCAGAACCAGATTCTCGCCGAGCTGATGAAACTGAACACGCCGATCCAAGGATAGGGCAATGGCTAACGGTTATCTCGGCAAGATCAGCGCTCTCGTCACTGCGAACACCAGTGACTTCCAGGCGAAGCTTTCTGGTTCTGCGCAGAGCGTCCGCGACTTCGCCGGCCAGGTGCAGCGCAACCTGGCTGGCGCGGCGCGGGATTCGGCCAGGGCCTTTGAGAGCATCTACACGCCGCTCCAGCGGTTCGAGCGGTCGCTCCAGGCCGCGGGGTCGCTCAAGCTCTCTTTCAAGGGCTTCCCTGGTGCCCTGAGAGACCTGGACGCCCTCCAGCAGCGGATGGCGGGGGTTCTGAACGACCGTCAGGTCTCGGTGATCCTGAAGACGACGGGGCTGGAGAGCATCGACCGCGTGCGGGAGCGGCTCAAAGACCTCACGTCGAAGGACTTGCAGATCGTCGCCAGCGTCGGCGGGCTCGAGAAGCTCCGCGAGATCGGGGCGATGGCGAAGGCCGACGTGGACGTGACGGCGGCCCAGCAGAAGCTCATCGAGACGCGGCAACGGGCGGCAGAGCTTGAGGCCGCCATCAAGAACGTCGGGCAGCAGCCCGTGGCGGTGGCCGTCGACTCAACGCAGCTCGTCACGCTCCGAGAGAGGTTGGCGGCGGCCGAGAAGCAGGCCACGCAGCTCACAGGCCGCAAAGAATACAGCAAGAGCGGGTTGAGCGCCGCGATCGACGCCGAGAACGCGAAGCTCGCCGAATACGAGCAGCGGCTGATTGCGGCTCGCGGGCGGCAGGAAACTCTTCAGCAGATGGTGAGCCGCGGGTCGACCGGGACGAAGGCTGGCGACAAGGCGTTTGCGAGGAACAGCAGTAGCCTCGCAAAGACAAACTCCGAGGTCGCCTCGCTGGAAAACGAAGTCGCCGAGATCAGCCGTCGTGCAAGCGAGCTGGCGGCACTGCGAGACACGATCACGAGACTTCGCAAGGATATCGCGAACGCGAAAGCAGCCCCAACAGCCACCGACGAAGCCGGCAGATCGAACCAGTTCAAAGAACTTGAATCGGCTCAGCGGGCTGCGGCCAGGGCCGCTCGCGAGCTTCAGCAAGTCTTCCAGCAGAAGTACGGCATCAGCATCGACCTTGCCGGCTTGGAAGCCCTGATCGCGCGAGCCGACAACGCCGGCGAGGTGATCAATCGCGTCGGCGAGCTGATCGAGAAGTTCGGCGAATCGGAGTTCACGGCGGCGGCTGACCAGGCCCGCCAGATGGCGTCGGCGACTGAGGCCATTCTCAAACCGCTCGCCGCGGCCCAGGCGACCGTAGCGGGCCTGGCCGCCGAGGTTCAAGGGGCGTTCCTGCCTGCCCTCGCCAGCACACAGAGCGAGGCTGAGTCGCTGGTCGCGATGATCAAGGAAGGCGTTGCGCCGACGGCGGCGATCGCCGCGGCGTTCGGCGGCGTTAGAAAGAGCGTCGAGGAGGCCACGGCGGCAGCGAGCAGGCTCAAGGAGGTCTCAGACAGCGTCGGTCGCCTCAAGACTGGCCGGGAGCTTGTCTTCCAGCAACCGCAGCTCGTCGAGTCGCTGGGCAACGCAGCGGCCGTCGGGAACAAGGCAGCCGAGCTGCCCGCGAGCGCCATCCGCGCGAACCCCCGGCTTGCGGAGTCGCTCATTGAAGTGTCGCGGTTGGCGAGGGATGCGGAAATCGCCTACGCGAAGCTTCAGCTCAAGGCCTCTGAGGGGCTGTCGACGCGATCATCGCAGCGCGAAGTTGACGTGCTCGTGCAAAAGCTTGAGGAGGCCGAGGCGACGGCAAGGCAACAGGTCGCGATCGCTGGACAGTATGCCGCCGCCCGAAGGGTGGCTGCTGAACAGGCTGCACGCGACGCAGTCCAGATTGATGTGTCTCTCGCCTCCCTGCGAGAGGCTGGCGCGATCGCTGGACAGTAT